GAATCTGTGACTGCTCAGATGGTCGAGCGTTGTAAGGAGGTGATGTAATGGGTGGATTTACACAGGGAGCATTTGCCGATCTCGGGGCACAGAATCAATCAATCGCTGCCAGTGGCAATTACGTTTTTGGCGCGGTGAGTAACGCCGGAAAGACCGGAAGTATTATCGCAGTTGACGTGACGTACAACGCAAGCGGTACCAAAGCGGCCAACATCCTGATTGAGAAGAAAGCAACCAATACACCCGGCTACGAATCGCAGGCAAGTGCATGGTCTATCCCGGTGCCGCTTACTGCCGGTGCGACCGTTACCAAAACAATTTCCATCCCGGCAGACGCTATTGGAGAGTTTCAGGTGCGGGTAGTAAACACCGATACAGCTTACTCCATTACTGCCGTGAACTGCCGTCTTGCACAGTTGACGTATAGCGCATGAGATTCGACCCTACCATAAAACCGCCCATGTGGGGGCCTCCTGAGCTTGTAGCTCGGGGGGTTACGGAGTGGTTTGAGCGGAATGGGATGTACGCCGAACAACTGTTTCCCTTTTGGGAACAGGGCGGCAGGTCGGTGCAAAATTTTGGTGGGTCGGATACTGTAAAACTCGGAAGCACGATTGCGCCGTGGACTGCCGGGGCCGTGAAAATCAATAACAGTATTGCGAACGTGGTAAATAGCGGTGCCCCTGGTGCTGCGTATGTAGGGACAAAAGACTTTGCCCTCACAGTATCCGTTAGGTGTAACGCATACAACTCTTATCAGGTGGCGGTAGCAAACGGAAGTTATGATGACGGGTTTATTTTTTATAATTATTCAGCCGCGGACTGGTATTTTAGATCAAATAGCGGACTCAATATTAGATTTGCCGCATCTGCCATATCTCCAAGCAAATTCACAACGTTTACCATTTTCCGGTCTGAGGGGACTTCTGGAGCGCTGATTGATGGGGTGCCTGTATCGAGTTATGTGCAAAATGGTTATAGCGCATCAAGCATTTCATCGACTCGGCCATATTCCTTCGGAGCGCGGCATAACGGATCGGCGTTTGAATACGCGCTGAATGGCGAGATAGCATTTTCTTCTCTCGTGTTCGGCGCCACAAATGAGAATCAACGAATACTGTTGGGCACTACCCCCTACGCCCCCCTTCAGCCCTACGCGCCCCCGGTCTATTTCGATTTTGCTTCCGGGGGCGGGACGACCCGACAGCTCCTGGCAAGCATCGCCGGAGCCAGCGGCACCCCTGTCGTGTCTGCGACCACAGCCCGGGCAATCGCATCTGCGATCGGTGGAGTCAGTTCGACGTCTGACGTATCGGCAACCACCACAAGGGCGGTATCTGCGGCCCCCCAGGGGATCTCGGTCACCCCAGATATCGATGCTGGTATCCTCCGGGCGATCGCAGCGTCCATCGCCGGTGTCACTATGACTCCGGATGTTACCATCAGCACTGCCCGGGCCCTGGCTGCATCGGTAGTCGGCGCCAGCACCACCCCGAGCATTACAGCCGTCATTTCCGGCATCATCATGCTGTCGGCCCGGATCTCCGGGGTGAGCATCACAGGGGACATCACGGCCGTATGTGAGCGCCGGATAGCTGCCAACATTGCCGGGCAAAGCGCTACGCCATCCGTTTCTGCATCGCTCCTGCGGTCACTGACGGCATCGATCGCGGGCACCAGCGTCACCCCCAATATTACCGGGTCCCTGACGAACCTGATTGTTCTGTCCGCATCCATCCAGGGGATCAGCATCACCCCCACCGCAGCCGCCACGATCTCCCGGGCAATCACATCCTCGATCAACGGCACCAGCGCCACGCAGGCTGTTTTAGCCACCACCGTCCGGGCGCTGATGGCTGATATCCAGGCGGAGAGTATCACCCCTAATAACCTGGTGCTGATTCTGGCGTTGCTGGGCGCACTTCTTCGCCCGGGGATTTCTCGATTCTCCCCAGGGCGTGCGATTTCCGAGCACCCGGCCCAGCGGGCTACATCCATAAAACCAGTCCAGCGAGCTATCCAGCAGCTGGCGCCCAATTAACAGGAGGATACATGGGATCCCTTTCAGATTTTTCCGAAAATGCCTTGATGGCTCACATTTTCAACGCTGCATATGTCCCCCCGACAGCTGTTTATCTTGCGCTGGGCTCGGCTGACCCTGGGGAGGCCGGCACCGGGGCCTCCTTTGCCGAGGTAGCCGCCACCTATGGATATGCTCGCCAGGTCATCGCCTTCGGCGCAGCAGCAGCCCGCCGCATCCCCCAGAATGCTGATGTGCCTTTCCCACAGGCCGCAGGAGCATGGGGGCAGATCACTCACTGGGCTATATGCGACAGCTCTGTCCGCGGAGCAGGAAACATCCTCGCATCTGGGGTATTCGCTGCGCCGCTTTCTCCGGTAGCCGGAAACACTCCAAAAATCGCGTCCGGCCAGGTCTATGTCGAAATCAGCGCGTCTGCCGGCGGAGCAGGTTTCCCGACCTGGCTGGTCAACAAACTGCTCGATCTGATGTTCCGCCACCAGGCGTATGCGTCCCCTGCCGCATCGCTTTATCTGGCCCTGCTCAATGCGGCCGCTACCGATGCCGCCACCACAATGGCAGGCCTGACCGAGGTGGCTGGCGTGAATTACGCCCGCAAAAAAGTGAACCAGGTAGGCGGGGCAGCCCCCAAATGGTCCGCCATCTCCGGTGGAGCCATCGAGAATGCCGATGATATCACGTTCGCAACGCCTGGGGCGGGTGGATGGACACAGATGGTAGGCGTGGCCATTGTTGACGCCCTGGCCGGGACATCCGCCAACGTGATCGCGTATGACAATACCAACGTCGTTGATCAAACGCCGGCAGAAGCCGACACGGTGTATTTCCCCGCCGGCGCTTTCGACTGCTCATTGAGCTGAGAGGATTAGCATGTTCTACGTCCACAAAGGAAAAAACAACCCCTTCAGCGTGGTTCTCACTGAAGGGGGGAATCCTATAAACGATGAGGTCCGGGCTGCCATCACGAAGGTCGAACTCATGTTTCGCGGGATGCTAATAGGGTCAGAGACTCCCGGGGCAGCAATCCAATGGGACACGGACACCCCAGGGGAAATGAAACTGGCCATCGGCATGGTGGAAGGCCTCCCGGTCGGCAAAGACCGTAGAGCAGAGTTGATCTTATACTCACCGGACATGCCAAACGGGTTTGTATGGGCCGATCCCCTCGACAAGGATGCCTGCCTCCTCGAGATCGAAGTGCTGGAGGTGAAGTGATGGGCGGCACTGATCTGCTGATACTCGATGATGATATTTCCCTGGACGCCGGCGGGATCCCGCAGCTGGTCAGCGGCCTGGGTTCAATCGCCCAGGACATCGCGCATATGATTCGCGAAAAAGGCCTGCTGGCAGCCCTCGTCGCAAATCGTAGCCAGAGGCAGAAGGCAGCAGCCATGGTCGAAATCACCATCGCTGTGGACAACGATACCAGAATCGTCCCTGGGACCGCAGCCATTGACGATCAGGGCCTGGGGGTTTTTCTACTGACAGCAACCACCGTGGAATACGGTGGTATCGAAGTGACTTTGGAGACCTGATTATGTCCGACCCTGATTTCACAAAGATGCTCAGCGACGCCGGGATCCCGACCACCGCAGCCGATATGCAGGCCAAGTGGGACGAAATCAATGTTGACCAGGGCTCCCTCATCACGAACAACAGCGCGTGGAGCCCCTTCTGGCGCCTGATATCCGCTATCGTCACCTCCCCGTGCAAATGGTTGGTGGCACTGCTGGTCGGTTCAATCCTCCCCAATGCGTTTTTGAAAACAGCGACCGGAATCTGGCTGGATCTCCTGGCGTGGGCGGTGGACGTCACCCGGAAGAAAGCCGCGACCGCTGTCGGGTCCTGTGTTTTCACGCGGACCAACAGCGCTGGGGAATTAACCATCCCAGCCGGAACGCCGGTAGAAAGCCCGTCGATCAACGGATATATCTACCGGCTGAAAACCACGGCAGCCGTGACCATCCCGGATGCCGTCCTCTCCGCCACCGCCCCCGTGCAGGCAGTTGCCGCCGGCGCCGCCTACAACCTTGGCGCCGGATATTATTCGATCCTGAACCCGCCGGTGAACGGCATCGCATCGGTCACGAACACCGATGCCTGGCTGTCCACCCCAGGCGCAGACGAGGAAGACAACGATGCCCTGCGGTTGCGGGCAAAAAACCAGTTTTCGGCGGTGGGGCAATACCATCACGATGCCGCATATAAGGCGCTCATCTCATCCTTTGCCGGGATCCGCACGGACTATCTGTATTTCCAGCACGACGCCCCCAGGGGACCGGGGAGCGCAAACTGCTACCTCATGCTGGACAGCGGCGCACCGTCTCAAAATTTTGTTGACGCAATCAACGCCCATATCACCGATTCCGGAAACCACGGGCATGGCGACAGTATGATCTGCTACCCGATGCCGGAAAAACCCTATGCCCTGGCAGTCGAGGTATGGGCGCAGGACAGCACCGACGCCGCCACCAAAGAAGCCCTCCGCCAGAGCGTGGAGAATATGATCAGGGGTGCATTCCGTGAAAACAGCAATTATGCCGTCACCCAGACCCGTCCGGCCACACGGTTTTCGTTCTCGCGCCTGGGGAGCGAACTGCACGCACAGCATGCCGGGCTCAAATCAGTAGCGTTTTCCCTCCAGGATATCGATTCCGACATCGAGCTCCCCGTGCTGGGCAGTCTGATCGTCACCCTGGGGGCCGACTGATGAACATAAAACTCCCAATGTGGCTGGACGGCCCGGAAGTTTCGAAACTGAAGGCCGCAGCCGTGGCATGGTTCACCCGTTTGGGAGACTGGGCCGCATGGCCCCTGGCGCAGATGGATCCGGAAAAATGCTGCGAGGGGATTCTCCGGTTGATCGCCTGGCAGCGAGACATCGATCGATTCGCAGGGGAACCGCTTTCCCTTTACCGGCTGCGGATCAAATACGCCTACGCCAACGCCAGTGATGCAGGGAGCGTAGCTGGGTTTAAACGGATCTTTCAGCGTTTGGGAATCGGGTACGTGGAGGTCGAGGAGCGGATCGCCGGCTTGGACTGGGATATTGTCTCAATCCGACTGTCCGAAAACCAGCTGGCCGCAAACCAGAGCCTCCTGGGGGTTCTGATACAGCAATACGGCCGCACATGCCGCCGCTATCGGTGGGAGGTCATCACATCGGTCCAGATCGGCATGCACGGGCATGAGTTCAATAATGATTTTCAAATGATCAAAGCAACTTTGTAGGGGGCGTCATGAGCAGTGCAATAACAACATTAGGGGAGCAGCTGATTGCCCAGAAGATCGGCAACCAGCAGCCGCTGACGGTGGATAAATTCATCCTGGCAAATATCCCTGGACTGGATCCGGCGGCGGCCGTCAACCGAGCCGCGCAGAAGCCGGCAGCCGGGAATATCGTTTGCACATATGACATTCCCGCCGGATTCGTTGGGTACGTCAACGCCAATCAGGTGGTTTACTCAATGCTCCTGGGCAGCAATATCGGTCCATTTTCGTTCAACTGGATCGGGCTGTACAGCAGTACCGACAACGTCGTGGTCGCCATCTCCTATGTGCCCACCACCGCCAAATGGCAGAGCGACGTCGGGACCAACACCCTGGGAAACAACCTGACGCGGAATTTCCTCCTGGAGTTTATCGGCGCCCAGGCCTGCACCGGCGTCACCGTAACCGCAGAAACCTGGCAGGTCGATTTTACAGTTCGGCTGGCCGGGATCGATGACCGGGCCCGGGTCAGCGCCCTGGATGTATACGGGCGCTCCTGTTTCTGGGGATCCGGATGGAAGGTAACGAACACGGCCGGGATTTTTAGCATGGGAGCCGGGATTGGGTATGTCGCCGGGGTCCGGTGTGCGCTGGGTGTGGCAAAGGTCATCGCGCCGGGTGCCCTCCCGAAAAATGTGTACCTCGACGTCAGCCTGCAATCCAGCGGCGCGGATGTAGCGGCTGTTGTCCCA